TTCTTTTTCTATATAGTGGCATGAACTTAGCTCCAGGGACTTCAAAAGTAAAAAAGTCTGATATCTCTTGATCAGTACTTGCATCTGTGTTTATTTTTAAATACACTTCGTTCTTTTTAGTTACAGAGATCATTCCACTCATCTAAATTTAATTCTTTTTTTTCTTTTAATATATTTTCAAAAATTTCAAATTCATCGGAAACCATTTTTGGATATTCACAGAACCCAGGCTTCTTTAAATCATATTCAGCGTCCCACCCGTACTTTTTTACTCCAAAATATCGGCCAAAATTTTCGAAGGAAATATACTTAAAATCATAATCTGCTACCAAATATAAAAAAGGGTCAGTATGTTTGTATCCAGGCTTAACATTTTCCCAATTACTATATTGTAAATCTGTAGCTAAACCTGATACATATCTATCAAAAGGATTTCTAATAACTGCTACTTTTTGTTTATTAGAATTTTGCCACTCAAAGATCTTTGCATTACCTCTAAAACCATTAGAACTTTCTTCACCAAAAAATTTCCAAGCAGTTGTATGACCTGCTCTCTGAGGACAAATAAATGCCATTTTATCGTTGATGTGTATTAGCACTATAACAATCCGTTAGTAAACTTTGTCCATTCAATAGCATTCTTAATATCAAAAGATCTACTATTCAATGACTTCATAATATAATCTAACTGACTTAAACATGTTCTAATATATTCTAATTTATCAGTTAATTTTATAATATCAACATCAGTATCTAAAAACTCATTCATTTGATTATTTAATGGAGCATTGCCTAAGTATTGTTCCCAACCTAAATCATTAAGTTCTGATTGTGTAAGTTCACCCCTGTAATATTTCCATTTAATTCGTCTTAAACTTAATAAATCAGACTCGTTCTTTCTTAACTGTAATTTAAAAGTTGTTAATAAGTTAAGATATTTTGCGTGTAGTTCTGGGATTTTCGTAGACTCTTGTCCTAAGTTGAGTTCATCAACTTTACAATCTTTTGCCCACATATCTTGGATTTCGTTCAATGTTATCATTATGTTTATTATTATAGACTCTTAAAGTGTAAGAGTCAAGTAGGTATTGTACCTTTTTATGTAGTTGTTACTGACTCTACTGCTGTGCTAGTTATTGTATAATCTTTGTATGAAAATAAAGCAACACCTTGCATATATTCTGTACTACCTGAGGATATTTCAAAGTCTAGTCCTGCTAAACTGGTTGGGAATGCGTCCCTAAATGTTATTTGTGTTATTGGGTTGTTATTAGAATCCAATAGGAACAATGTAGCATCACTTGTATATCCTAAATCTTGTCTTTGGCCTGGATCTATATCAGGAAATCTATATTCTTGTTTATCAGTATATGTTTTTGCTTGTGCACTATCCTCTGGAAACCCAATACCTATTAACCAATCATACAATTCTTTATAGTTAGCCATGTTTTCTTGTATTAGAAACCTAATCATTAACTGTCCAAATACTAACTTATCTCCTACTCTAGGAATATCAACAAAAGGTGTAACTTGTAATGGTGCTCCTGTATTAATTTCAGGAATGTTTGCTGCTTGACAAAAATAAGAAACGTTCGGAAGATTATGTACTATAAACTTAAACGCATTTGGTCTCATATAATCCAATTCACCAGGATTATTTGCAGTCCAACTTGCCTCCGTAACGTTTGCTATTGTTTCTAATGTCATCTACCTTGTCCTCTATATTTTTTGTGTGAACTTTTTCTGTTCTTGTTCATTGTAGACATACTTATTTTAGTTCGTCTACCTCTTCCACCTTGTCCTTGTGAAGTACATTTCTTAGTTCTATTTTCCTGTCTCATACTGGAAAAGTTTGTCGCTCTTCTTGCCATATTAAAATCCTACCGAAACCCCACATCCACATGATGAAGATTCCATTGGGTTCCAAAAATGGAAACCTTCATTTAACCCGTCTCTTTCCCAGCCAATCACCATGCCATCTAAATAGCCTGCTGATTCTGGACATACCCATAATTTAAATTTGCCAAAGTCTTGTTCAACATCTTGTTCTTTTGCTTGCTCGGCATAATCAAAATCATATTTAAAACCTGCACAGCCTCCACCTAGTAATGCAATTCTAATGCCTTTAGAATTGTGTCTTTCAACTTTTTCAATTGCCTTAACCAATGCTTCATCTGTAAATTCTATCAATTAGGCCCCCTGTTATGTTCTCTGTGTGCTTTCTTAGATTCCCAATCCTCGATCGCTTGTTTAATGCTATCTTCTGCTAATACAGAACAATGCAATTTAATAGGTGGTAGTTGTAACGCCGCTGCTATTTCCTTATCTTTAATAAGTTTAGCTTGGGTAATAGTAAGTCCTTTAAGCATGTCAACAAACAAACTTGAACTAGCTATTGCACTACCACAACCATATGTCTTAAATTTTACATCTAAAATTAAATCCGTATCGGGATCTAATTTAAGATCTAACTTCATCACGTCTCCACATGCTGGCGCTCCAGTCATGCCTGTAGCAACATTGGGATCGTTTGGATCAAATCTTCCTACGCCATGTGCTTCTGGATTATTTGTAACCTCTTCAAACCTCTTTACTACTTCTTTACTATATGCCATAGTTCCTCCCGGTCTATAAAGTATTTATAATACTTTCATCCTACCCAAATGTCAATATGGAAGAATACCATAATTATAAATAATTATATCGTTCATCCCTTAGGGGACGGAAGTAGGCAATTACGCCGAAGGAACGCTCTGTTAAAAGGAGGGTTCAATGATATACCGAGGTATAACATATGACACATACACACAGGAGAATATTATGTCAGAGAATAAATCAGGCTTTCAAATACGAGCCGACTTGCTTGGTCAAGCACAAGGAATCATAGAAGAAAACATTCGTAGAAAAAACGAAGCAGTCTATCTTCACAATGATAATCATCCAGACGATAAAAGAAGTTTAGTTACTACGCAAATTACAGCACAAGATGTTATTTCAGTAGCACAAGAGCTTAACAGCTTCGTCAATCAGAAATAATCTTTCAGATAAAAAAACGGGGGTACATAATACCCCCGTTTTGAGTTATAGAACTCTATTAAAATTACATTAAGTTTGTAACTTTAACTGATCTGTAATACTGGTTACGATCTGCAGTAAATGTGTCTGCATCCGTAGTTCCGTCTGACTGCATTACAAATGGGTTAGCGATCATGCCATACCTAGTTTTGAAACCAATCTTAGGTTGGAATGTGCTAGGGTCAATAGCCCTAACCATTTGTAGTGGTACATATGGACAGTAGAAAAGACCTGCGTCATAAGCGCTTGAGCCTTTATATCCTACAACGTAGAATTGGCTAGCAGCACCTGTGTTCGCTGAATATGGGTCTATAAACACTTTGTAACGACCGTTTAATACGCCAGCAAAAGTATTACCTGTGTCATCTACATTTAAGTTAGTAGATAAAGCTGGTGCATAATCAAGTACGCCTGCCATAGCTAAAGCACTAGCAACATCTGATGAACAGATGATGAAGTTACCTTTTCCACGCCTGGTGTCTTGTGCAATTACGTTAGCGTCTCTTTCAATATTGAAAAGTAGACCTTTAAATCTTTCTACAGACCACCTACCGTTTGAATCAACGTCTAGATCGAAAGTTCCAGCTGTAGCAGTTGAGGCAGCGCCTGTTTTTGCTACTTTGTAAATTGTTCTAATAACCTCACGGTTAATTTCCGCTAGAATTTCTTGTGAAAGAATGTTAGAAAGTTCGGACTCCGCGTCTAAACCGTGAACTGCTTTTAAGTCTTGAGCTAATTCAACAGTATATTCTGCTTTAAGAGCTCTTGATTTAGCTGTTACAGTGGTTTTCTCGATTGAGAAAGCCATTTCGTTTAGAGTTGTAGAGTCACCGAAGCCTTCTGCAGTGCTTGTGGATACGCCTGTTCCTGTAGTGTAAGAACCGTCTACTGGGTTAGCACCAGCATGTGTTCCTGCACCTGAGAAATCAGTATCAGCTTCGTTAAATAAAGCCTCTGTACCAGTTTGGTTGGTATAGTGTGACTTCATTGCGAAGATAAGACCTGTAGGTCCTGACATAGGTTGTACGCCACAAACATCATATGCCATCAAGTTAGGTAACGCACGTCTAACTAACGATATTAGAATTGGATCGTAGTTATCAACGTTTGCACCTGTCTGGTTGACATGAGTTGCCTCGAAAAGGGCTTCTTTCTCTTCTCTAAGAGCTTTTTCCTGGTTTTCAAGGACAACAGTGGTAACCGCACGTCTGTGAGGATCAGTGATCTCAGAAAGATCTTTATGATCCAAAACTGGGCTCCACTTCTTCTGTAGTTCTTCTGAAAGATACATCAGTTTCTCCTTATTAATGTTTGTTATGTTTTTATAACCTAATTATTTATAAAAAAATTAATTTTTAACCTTATCAAACTTCGCTGCTTGAGTGATACCTTCAACGTATTTACTCATCACAGTATTGCCTGCTAAAGCCTCTTGTTCAACGCTATCTTCTAGCTTATCACTATCGTCGGCTACTGCCTTAGGAAAATAATTTTCCTTAATAACGTTCAGTTTTTCTGTGTACATCTCTTCGTTGTCGTATGTAATGTCTTCAACTAAAGATGCAAACTTTTCAACTTCAGTGTCAGCTAGTTCGTTGACTACTCTACGGAATACTTTTTCCTTCTGTAGTTGCTCTCTATCTTCACTGATAGCAACAGACTTATTAACTTCTTCGTCTAACTTAGATTTTAATTCGTCTATTTCTTTTTGTTGAGAAGCTAGTACATCAAATTTCTCATCTGGAACTTCAATGTAATGATTTTGGAATGTCTCTTTAAGATCTTTAATAAAGCTCTCAGTTATTTCATTCCTCAATCCGCTTTCAACAGCCAACTCATTGTCTTTCATCCACTGTTCTGTAACATATGACAGATACTTGTCGACGTTTTCTACGAGTTGTTCTTTTGCTTCCTCGAATGCTTTGTTAGCCTGTTCAGTTAGGTCCTCTTCGATCTCTTGGATCTCAGAATTAACCCTAGCTACAACAGAGGCTTCGAATAATGAAGCTGCCTTAGTTTTAAATTCTTCGCTAAGATGCTCTTCATCGGCAAATAAGTTAGCAATGTCTGCTTCGAAGAGTGTTTCTGCTTCTACTTCTTCGTCCGTTTCAGCTTGTGCTTCTACTTCTTCTTCTGTTTCTTCAGCAACGACTTCTTCTTCACCTTCTTCTTCGACTTCCTCGGACTCTTCCTCAGATTCTTCGGACACTTCTTCTTCAGAAACTTCTTCAGTTTCTTCTTCTTCAGCAACTATTTCTTGTTCTTCAGTTTCTTCAACTTCTGAATCAAGAACTTCTTGGCCTTCTTCGGCTTCGGCTTCTTCAGCTTCGCCTACAGGGCCTCTGTTACCTGCTGAACTAGATTGTCCAACGACTGATTTAGGATCTTCCTTGTCGGAGAAGTTAGGAGCTTTTCCAGCACCCTCGCCTTCAAGGCCAGGAGCTTTAGAAGCTTTTGAAGATGCTGCTTTACCAACAGGGCTAGTTAATCCACCCTCTGGATTACCAGAACCGCTTAGGTCCTGTTGTTCAGGGTTTGGATTGGAACTGCCTTGTAATGGATTTGTAGCATCGCCAACATTTTTGTCTAACGGACGGTGAGCGTCCGCTGAAGACGTAGGCAGATTAGCTTTAGAACTGCCACCTTGCAAAGGTGGTTGTTGATCCCCAGCTATTGCCTCATCTATCACTGCTACGGCGTCGTCTTGTAACTTGCCTTCTAGCAGATCTCTGATTTTGGATTCTACTCCCATGTCTTTCTCCTTGTTGTCGGATTATTTAAATATTAATCTAATATATTTATATTTATTTAAATTTTGGACAGTTTTTCTAAAAAATTTGAGAAAACTTGCATCTTTTCTTCTTCTAAATCCGCTATATTGGCTCTAGAAATAGTGCTTTTTGCTTCCTCTATATCTTGTTCTGTCCATTTGCCATTAACAAATACCCATTCCTTGCCCTCCATTATTCCGCTAACAAAAGCGTCTGGAGCGCTAGGATCTGCAACAATATCTGCTGCAGTGGCAAGCATAAAGTCGTCCTGTACTTCGTTAATGCCGTTTCTCTCTTTGAGTGAGCCCAGTCCTCTAGAGCTTACGCCTAGCTGAGCACCTTCGCTGATGAGTTCTTTTACAATACGGCCCATTGGGGTATCCATTATTTTAGCTTTACCTATATAATTGTTACCGTCTTCCTTAAGAGATACTATCATATGAGAAACTCTATCTAGATTAACTGTTGGCCCTTCAGGGTGTCCCAGTTCTCCGTAAGCTCGTTTAGTATCAACATTTTCTTTGATATAACGATTAACTTCTCGTTGCATAATCTCTTTAGGATATATACGACCGTTTTTGTTTTGTAAATCTGATTGTAAGAAAACACCTTCAATAAAAACATTTGGTTTGTTCTTATCTTTAGTGTCCTCTGTGAGATAATTTATACTCTCATTAAATTCTTTAATTAGTTTCATTGTTCCCCCTATCCTAAGTCGCCATCCGCGCCTTGGTGTTGTTGTGAACCATATCCAGAAACTTTAGCACAATCTACTATTACTGTGCCTCCACTTCCACCTGCTATTACTACTTCTATATTGGAGGTGTTTTCTGAATTGTCTGCGAATCCGTAAAAATCCAGGTTTCCAGATTCATGTAGTTCATAAAGTACAACGGAGTTTCGTTGAACCTTTGCGCTAGCGCCGCTTGATAGTGTCCAATGTAGTCCTTTAATGTTTACTGCTGGGGAGCTTTGCGTTTCAGTTGACTTCTTTAGCGTAGTCGCTAGAGTAATTGTACCTGTCGCTGCAGTCCCCCTAACACTAACCACACCCTGGACTTGGGTTAGTTTTAAGTTATTTACTGTGACTGCCATTTATTTTCCTTTATTTTGGTAAGTTATACTTAGATTTTGATTTATGACTCATGTGTGCGTTCTCTTCTAGAACTTCTACATCAGGATCATTCACATCAACTGTTTCTATACCGTGTTCAAACATTACTTTATACCAAGAAACCTCACCAAATTGATCAGGTTCTGCATGCTCTCCAATTATCGGTGTGCCCTCTTTCCATTCTTTGTGCATTATCTTACTAGCGCACATGTGCTTGTCGCCTTCTAAGGCTCCTTTTGCTACACCGTCGACAGGACTTTCGGTAATAACTCCTGCTCTTAAATCTTTATATGTTTTCATCTGTTTCCTCTTTATCAACAGGTATTCCTGTCTCTGTGTCAACATCAACTATTTCTAATGGTTCCCCTAAAGGTTCCATATCAGGATCAACTGAATGTTTATTAAATACATTACTAGCTGTCTCCTGTCTTTGAGCGTCAAGTGTATCATTAACACGTTGGCTCATCAATTGATTAAAATCTTGTTGAACATCTGCACCTTTTTCATCAATGATGTTATCCAACATTCCTTTAATACTAACTTCGGGTTCAGTAACTTCTACTTCTGCCTCGTTGTTTTCATTCTCTATCATATTTATGCTCCATTATCTGGGCCGGGTTCAGGGACTCCTTCACCTGGCATTCCTTCGGGTCCTTCTGGTGCGTCCTGCTGGACTGCACTTAACGGACTCCATTGATATTGTCTTTGATACTGTGGTTCTGATAATAATTCAGTCTCAATAGTATCAATTTCCTCATCTGTAAGCATTAAGACATTCTTTTGAATGTAACGCTTACTAAAAAATGTTCCTATATATGCTGCTAATCCGTTTAATACTTCTACCCTACTTCGTAAAATCTCTTGTTCTTTAGATTCTGTATAGTAGGCATCAGTAGCAAATTCATATTTTATATCGTGCCAATCTTCTTCAGTTATAACACCTTTTAGTAAGAGTTGCGTCTTTAAAAGATCGCTTAATCCAACTGCAAATTTTCTTCTTAACTTGATGATGAATTTTGTAAACTTCATCTCGTCTCGGTTAATCTCAGCTGCTCTACCAAAGTTTAATCCAGCCTGTTGTTCTAAACGTGATACAGGAATGTTTAACGCTTGATACAATTTACGTTGAAAATATTCTACGTCTTCTATTTGCCCCAAGTTTTGGCCTGCTGGCAATGTATCAATTTGTGTTCCTGTTCCGCCTTCCCTTCTAGGTAACCAGAAGTCTTCCAACATAGACATGAACTTCTTATCATCTCGAATTTCGCCTGTGTTGGCATCGTAAACTAATTTATTACGATACCTATCCATTATGTCTTTTAGATATTGTTCTGCCTTCATCTTCGGCAAGTTACCAACATCTACATAAAAAATTCTTCTCTCTGGAGCTCTAGTAATTCTGTAAATAACTACTGCGTTCTCCATCATACGCAATTGATTGGCTGGTCTTATTGCCTTATGTAGAAATGATAATGCTATATGCTTATCATGATCTACCATACCGCTATTTGCGTATGCTATAGCATCCTTTGTAATCTTCAATCCCTGTTGATTCTCGGGTGCTATATACTGTCCAGGTTTAGAAGTTACACCTTTATCGTTATATATAAAAAACTCTTCTACGTCTTTAACAAACTGGACGCCAGAAGGGTTCTTTTCCTTCTTAACCTCTCGGACTTTCCTAATTTTCCTGGGATCAATATATCTAATATCTTTTATCCCTTGTTTAGGATTATCAAGGTCTATAACCTTGTGGAAGTATATGCGTCCATCTATATACCACCTTCTAAAGTAATCCTGGGCTCTTTCTTTGAAGTCCAGGATGTTCTTTATTTCCTCAAATTCAGCTAAGATTTTTTTCTTAATCCCTGCTGATAAGTCTACATCATCTAGATTTAAATCTACTGGAGATTCGTTCTCCAATTGTGCAATAGATTCGTTGATTATATCTTCTATCGCTGTATCAACATCTGCCATCATGGCAATATCTCGATACCGTTTAATCAATTCTGCTTCGGTTTGTGCAACACCTTCCAAATCCATGTAGGTGCCGTAATAACCACCGGCTCTAATTGACTCTATTGCACCGTCATCGGATGGCGCCACAAAGGACTTTTCTCCCTGTGGCGTACCTTTCCGTTTTATTTCAAACCCAAATAATTCCATAATTTTTTAAATCCTGGTTACGTTCTTTACCAATTATATACTATTAGAAATTGAACTATCGCTAGATGAAGCTGACTGTCCACCTGATCTATCTGTAGTATAATGTTGGTATTGGAATGTAACTGTGAACTCTTCTAAAATATCATTCTGTGCATATTGTAATGCAATTTCTGACATGTTAATAGGGAAAGCATCGTGAAGTGTGTATGAACCACCCTCTAAAGCCTTTCCTCTTCTATCTAAGTGTATAACATTTAGATCTTCTGTGTAAGACTGCCAGGCAATATCACCTGCGTTGCTTGCTTTCTCATTCATTAACTCCATCCAGTTTTCAAAATCTCTTCTTAATGAAAAATTGTTGTCGTTAACGATAGTAATTGTCCACGGATCAAAAATTCTTTCTCCGGCAAACTTAATCTCCCTTCCTCTATATTGAATTATAGCTGGATTAACAGTAGAAGCTGGAAGTGCAGCACCCGTAACTAAAAGATCGGTGTCTGCGTCTCCTGTTCTAGACTGTGGGAAGCTTAGTTGAACTCGGAATTGGTTGGGGCGAGCCCCACCATTCTTTAGTGCTCCTTTAAAAGCTGAAATATCTATAATTGACATTTTTGTCTCCTTGTTTAACTATTTATAAACATTAGCCGCCAATTTCTGAGAAATTAACGCCTGTTCTGCTTGCTATAAAATTCAATTGGATAAAGTTAATACTTCTTGCTGGTTTAATGAATATGTCTGCAACAAATTGATTCGCATCAATTACTTGACCTGTGTTGTTGCTTTCATTACATATAACTCTGAAGTCTGTTATACCTCTACGTCCTTGAATGTTCCTTAAATATGGAGTAACAATATTAGTAAATTGTGCTCTTGTGAAAGCATCGTTAAACTCAAACAGTTGATATTTAGCTGCTGTGCTTATTGCTTTCTCGAGTACATTAAACAACCTTCTAACGTTGATTCTATCAAACGCACTTGGTTGTGCTAATAAAGTTTTATCTCCAAATAATACAATGCCGTTTCCTGGGCTACTAATAACAGGGTTGACACCTATACCATATAGGGAATCTCTTTCTGTTTTATTAGGGCTCCATGCTAGTTTAACAGCGTTACGGACTTGTCCTCTGCTGTAACCTGCTGGACTCCACCATGGATCGTTAGAAACATCAGTAGCAGCACATAGTCCTGCTGTGTCTCCATTTAATGGTATCCATCTGTAAACATCATTGTAGCGATCGTACATATATTTCCAACCACTATCCATAACTGCATATGAAGTTGGTGTTAAAGCTGCATGATCTGTGGTGACTGCTGTTTTTTCACTACCGCTGTTATTAACAACAGACGCTTTTTGTGGTGAATTAAATGATATACAGTCTTTTCTTACTTTAGCTATATTATCTTGAACGTATTTGATATCAGTGTTGCTATGTCCTGAACATAAGAGTAAACTTACGTCAGTTACATCTGGATCTACAAATAGTGCGTATCCGGCTTGGATATCTCCACTATCTGGAGCGTCATCTACTCCACCTGTTAAACTTACAGTTGCTTCTGCTCCTGTAAATGTAGAATTAAATGTAGTACCTGCTGCTGCAGAACCCCAGTTACTTGAAGCTGGGTGATCACACCATCTGATATAATCAGATTGATTATTAATTACGTTTTTATAGTATATAGACCCACCATCTAATCCATTAACATCTGATGCTTTGGACATGTGGGGGAATTTTTCTAATACCGTTCCGGCTGCTCCTGTAAATGAACCGTCTTCGTCAATAACAATTAAGTGAAGTTCGTCTAAGCTTCCGCCTTTAGCAGTAGCTGATACTGATGTAGCAGGTGCTTTGTCGAACTGATCCTTATATGCCCAGTCAGTAGCAAGTGTTGCTGTTGCAGTTGCACTTGAACCATCTCCACCAATAGTAATTGTTGGAGCGGAAGTATATCCTCGCCCTGGGTTTGTTATAGTGATGGCTGTTACTGCACCGCCACCTATTGTGGCTGTACCTGTAGCTGTAGTTCCGCCTGCTGGAGCTGCACTAAAAGTAACTGTAGCTGATGTATAACTTGATCCACCTGCTGTTATTGTTGTGCTTGCCACAGAGTCAGTATCAAATTGGCTGGAATCTGCAAAAGAAACTTTAAGAGAGTTTCCTAATGTTCCAGCGTGTTTTGCTGCCCACATTCCATTGGAACCTGAACCATCGCTGTGATTATTGATATAGTCATCTTCGTTCTTAATAAGAACTGCAGTACCTGATGCTACAGCGTTTCTTGCTGTATCGTCATCTAATACTCTGACTACTTGAAGATTAGATCCATAAGCCAAGAAACTAGCTGCTGTGAACCAGTCAGTTGCCACGGTATCATTTGGTTCAAAGAACTTCTCTACAAGATCATTCTCTGAAACTACGGTTGTTATCGCGCCTGCAGGACCCCATCTAAAATCTCCCACTAAAGCAGCTGCTGTAGTGCTTACGGAAGGAATTACACTGGTTAAATCCGTCTCAGTTACGAGAACTCCTGGTGATAGCTGAAATGCCATGTTTTTCTCCTCGGTTTATATTATCTTTGTGAATGACACAGTTTAATTTATCATCTCCAACTATTTATAAATGTCCTTATTTCTATCTGTACACGATATAATATGCGTGTGTACATTATCTTCTAGGTGGAGATACACTACCTATTAAATTCTTTAATTTCTTTTGTAATTTTCCTGGATTATACTCATCATCTAACAACCACACATCATTTCCTAATACTTCAAACTCTGGTTCAGAGCCATCTACTCTAATATATGGTGTTAAATTACTTTCAATATCACCCATTTGTTGTTTGTATAATCCTTCTCTTGTATTAACATCAGTCATATCTTTAAAGAATGCTTGGCTAGATAGCCAACCAAACAATACTAAACACATAACTAAATCATCATGATAGCCTTCATCTGCTACATAAGTTTGACCTTTTTCAATAAAGGTTGATATCTCATGTATAATATGCTCATCAAATAACAACATCTTCTGTTCTTCTAATAAAGACTTAAATGCAAAACACCCTTGTCTTTTAACTTGTTTAGAAGTTGTAACACCCATTTTAGTTTTTTTACCAAAACCAGGTGAAACAAACTGCCTAGCTTGTTCTGTAACTGTATGGCAGATGTTTTCGTATTCTATTTCTTGGTGTAATATCTCTACTACCTGTTGTCCTATATCGTTTATTTCTACTAATATAAAAGCATCATTATAATCTCTACCTACCTTCCCTATAACGTCTGGGAATAACATAGGAGCAATTGTATTATCTCTATACTTAGCCACTACCTTATATGGCATTTTAGTAATATCAACAACCACAAAGGCAGAGTAATCTCCACCTATTCCTCTAGCAGTATCGCATGTTATTGCGTAAAAATTATTCTCTTTTGGCTCTTCATATATATCTAACCCTGCTTTTGTATATATTGGTGTCTTTGTACTTAATCTACCTATTGTTTGTGCATTAATTAATGTGTTTGTTGAACCTAAAAACTCACACATTACCTCCTGGTTAAACTTAACATCACCAAGTAATTGTTTCTGTTCTTCTAACCACTTCTCATCTCTGCCTGGTATCTCATAGTAAGGAATGAACATGTGTTCAAAGCCATTTTCTTTTTTCTCTGCCTCATTCCAGAATTTCCAGAAGTGATTGTAACCTAGTGGTGTAGATGTAAGTAGAATTTTAGTTGTTTCACCAGCAGAAATAGTAGGATAAACAGAAGTAAAGAACTCGTCTGCTATGTTATTAGGTATAATTGCTGCCTCATCAATATACAACCAGTTTACAGATTTACCCCTAATCGCTGCTGCTGTTGTTGCTGCTGTTAATACTTTACTATTGTTTTCTAATTCTACGTCACCCTTGTTCCATGTTCTTACACCTTGTTGCATCCATATAGGTAAGTTTTCAAACATTATTTGGTATCTGTTTAATACTTCTCTTGCTGCTGCACTTTTGTTAGCCATTATAGCTACTGTTTTATCCTCTTCGAAGATAGTATAATGAAGAATACACGCTGCTGCTGTAACTGTTTTACCTTGTTGTCGTCCTTCCATAAGAACAACACGTCTATTATTCATTATAACATCTACTTTTTCTTTTTGACAATCATATAAAGCAAAAGGTTGCAGACCTTTATCCAATGTAATTATTTTTACATAGTTTTCTATAAAATAGATAGGGTCGTTTTTACACTTAACATACTCTCTAATTTCTTCTTCAGAGAAATCATGCTCGTATGCTAACGGTTTAAGATTTGGATTCCCGTGGTAACTGTTTCCTTCCGCTTGTGTCATGCTTACTTACCTTCTGTGCTCCCATCATTGTAAACACTTTTTGGTGTCTCGATGCTTTCATCATCTTGTGGAATTTTGTCTTCTTGATTCGCTTCAACATCTATAACTTTAGTCTCCTCGCTTTTCAGCGCCTTCAATAAATCTTTTGTACTGCCTACAAATAGATTATTCTGTGTTTTTATATTCCTTGCTTTAGGATCTTCGGCAGTTATTCTTTTGTGCTTCTCATGTACTTCTAACATGTCCTTCGCTGTATCCTGCAAGTTCTTTATTAAACCTCCAGCCACTTCGTACGCACGGGGCTGATCGGAATTTCTTGCTATGTGCAATATACCTTGTATTGCCTCATCATTGTATGCTTCTGCCTGTTTTAATATTGATCTAGCATACTCTAAATCTGATAGTTCGCCTTTTTTATATAAAGCTTCTGCGTCTTCCTGAGATAAATCTACAGGTGGAAGTATTTTTTCTTCCTTAGTTTTTTCTAAATTTTTTTCTAGAGCTTTTGTTACTTCTTTTGTATTGAACTTTTTATCTAGACTTTCAAACCCAGTATTATGTTTCGAATTCTTCATCAAACCCCTCTATAAAAGTATATGCGTCTTCTGGTGTTGCTGTTGTGGGATTGATTTCTGCTGTTTGCCTGCTTCTATTTGCAGCATTAGTTGTATCCAAACTAAAATTAGGATCGTTATATATAGAAGCAATTGTTTTCTTAATTACATCCACGTTAGCAACATTACTATAAAAATTAAGTCTCATTGTAAAATTTAGTGTCCATATTACACTTAGTCTCGCATCAAATTGTCCTTCATATTGATCTTCATACATTACATTATCTAATGTTATTTTAATATCTCTTTTAATTCCTAGTTCAGGAAGATCATTAATAGTAACATTAAAGTCTGGATTAAAATAAGGAATAATCTGTTCTAAGCATTGTAATCCATCTTCTTGATTCTTCGCAAATATATATAATGCCAAGTTCATGTTGTATGGAGTAGAGTTAAATGCTACTCTTACTGTATTTGTATCATCTCCCTCGCCTACTGCTTTATTTCTATTTATAACTGATACCTTCCTGGAAGGGTCGTATTGTAAACCATCTATTTCAAAACCCATTCTAGGTAATGTTATAGCTACTTCACCTCTTGTAGTGGCATCAGGCACTCTAGAAATCCTTGTTAAGAACTTTTGTTTTGTAGAGTATGCTAAAGGTACTCTAAGAGCTTGAACAACGGCACCCGAACTATTTTTTCTTTCAATGTTTATATTATTAAAGATAGTTCCAAAGGCTATAACTGCTTTCCTTATATGTTGGTGATAAAATGATTGTCCTCTAAACATACTAAGCTCCTATCTCACCAAATGGATTCTTCTCGCTAAAGTCTAATATACCTTCTAATGTTACAAGGTTATCAAAGTCTGCATTATCAATTGGTTCTGATTTATTAACCGCATAATCTTCTTTAATTATAGAACCGCCTGACTCTGTTAATAATAATGTTCCATCTTCTTGTAATAATTGAAACTCTAACATATCCTGTGAGTATGTAGTTTCTATATTATCTATAGTTGAAATACCTGTATCCAAATCCTCTGAACTGTATTCGAATAATTGACAAGTTAATCTAAATACATGTATTTTATTTAACTGATAAAAAGGATCTTGAAAGTCTACATATTTAATTTCAAAAAGAGATTTTGTTTTTTCTAAATATATTAAATCGCCTTCTGAAGGTCTTGCTGCTTGTGTAAATGTTCCTCCGCTGGTTTGAACCATGTCTTCCCAACGTCTTTTTGCCATTACAAATGTTGCTTGGTCTCTAACTTCTAATCCAAACCTAGTAAATATATCTCCTTCACCCTCATAACCTTGAACATTATCCAAATACATTTCTAATGGATATGCTTGTGTAAAGGCAGACAAAGTATCTTCGTCAAAGATTGTGTCTTTATCTACTAATGTTCTTGGAAGGTAGTAACAATCATGTCCATAAATTTTAAGACTTTCTATAATTAAGTCTTCAACTAAACGCTGTTCGTTTGTTGTGCCTTGTCCGCTACCTGTCTGGAAATAGAAATTCGTTGGCATTTCACTATCCTATCATAAATTGTGGAGGCAGTTCGTAATTTTTCTGCATCTCTTGTTCTATCTGTATTATCTCCTGTGATGCCTCTTGGAATATTGTATCTCCATTTAATGTTACACCGCCTGGCATTTGAATTCCTGAGAACTTACTCATATTTGCACCCCATTGTTTTTTAATTAATGCAGTAGCATATTTTTTAAGAAACATATCATCATAAACTTCTGTATATGTTGCAGGGTCTAGTAAAGCCCAAGCTTCTGCTATTAAATAATCACCGGGGTTAAATGTTTTATCCCAGTCTGTGTCTAAATAAAGTCTGTCTGTTTTCCTATTCCAACGAATTTGTCTTTCGCCAGCTAGTAATTTCTCTAATGTTGTTAAATGACTTTGAACTACTGTATAATATAACATGTCTGCACCCATTAAATTATACAAATCATTCATTCTAAATTGATACATTAAATCAAATAATTCACCGTCCCTTGAAGTATTCGTTGCTGCTCCACCAAAATTAAATACTTTGGTTATACCTAATATATTATTACTAATAGGAACATATCCTTTTTCTATATCTCCCTGTGTATAAAAGGTTGTTGGATGTGTTGTAGCAGTTGCGCCACTTTCACTTCCTGTTATAGTTTCGCTTGCTACAAAGTCTGCACTATTGGTATCCATCTTTTCAATGGTAATGTCTTGTCCTGTGGCTGATTTTACTTTTGCTGTACCACCACTTGTACCACCCGTTATTATTTCATTCTTTTGAAAGTTGTCTGCTACACTTGTTGTTAAATGTACTTTAGAACCTGTAATTTGATGCTTAACATAGGTTCTTTCTACACCATCAAAGTGATACTCTTGCCAATATTGTAAGGCATCGTCTATTCTATCTGAAACTTGTTGCTCATCAACATTAATGTCTATTACGGGAGCTCCTAGTCTCCTCAAGCAATAATCTTGTAAGTCTGTTCTACTGGCTAGAGCCATTGTTACTCCTAATTAAGTTTACTACCACTGCTATCATATATAGCAACACCATTAATGGTTGTTCCTGAAGCACTTAAACCATCGCCTAATGTGGCAAATGCAGTTGCTCCAGCACTATCGTCCCATATAAGGAATGTATCTGCGTTAGGATCACTAAGTGATTCAATTCCTAAGTGTGATAAACTAAATGTTGTTGAACTTAAACCAAGTCCTGTGCCTGCACTATAAGTTGTATTAGCTGTCATGTCATCAACAACAAAGTCTAAAGTATTATCACTATCGTCATAAGTTACTGCAATTCTAGTTTCAGTATTACTTGTTATCATTGCTCCTACAGTATCAGCAATATATTCGTTAAGTGCTGTTCCGTCTACTGTATAAGCATCTGCTTCCATTGTTCCATCAATGTCTGCACTTCCTGAAATATCTAATGAAGCTGCTGTAACTGCTCCATCTACATCTAATGCTGTACTGTTTATTAAATCTAATTTTGATGATGAAAGTCTGGCTAATATAGTTTGTGTTCCTGCTTTTTGTGCTGCAAACTCTATTATTCCATCTTCTGTTCCGTCTGTTACATCGCCTGCTTTACCTGTAATTTTAGAGTAAACAGTTGTTGCACCGCCGTCATCTTCACCACTGAATTTAATTTGTCCTAAGTAATCTGCGTCTGCTGGTGAAGCGCTGTTTCTGTAAAATGTAAATACTGGACCTGCTGATGAACCAGCGTCTGCGTTCTCTACACTTAATGCTCCGGAAGCTGGATTATATGTAAACCCTGTATCTGTTTCTATACCTTGTGTTCCTGTAGCACCATCTACAAATGTTATATAAGCAGTTTCGTCTGTAGTATTATTAGCACTTGCTGTTACGCTTGTTGCTAAATCTGCTGTTCCTGTTAAATCACCTGTAACATTACCTTCTAAGTTTGCTACAAGTGTTCCTGTGGTAACTGTTAAATTGCCTGTACTTGCTCCTGTAAATGAGCCTGTTCCTACTAGGAATTTATCTGCACTTTCGTCCCAACCAATAAATGCGTTATCTGAAGATCCTCTTTCAAGGACAATACCCATATCATTTGCTGGTGTTCCTGTTGTTCCTGTTCCTAACTCTATTAATCTATCTGCTATTGTAGAGTTTGTAGTGTCTAAAGTTGTGGTTGTTCCGTTTACATCTAGGTTACCTGTAATAGTAACATTACCTGTTGCAGCTAAATCAGCAAATGTAACATCGCTTGTTGTTGCTACTGCTTGTCCAATACTAATTGCACCACCTGAGTATGTAACACCTGTGCCTGCGCTTAAATGTGCTCTAACTTCTGCTGCACTTGGACCTGTGTATGTAAATACTCCTGCACTATAACTAAATGAACCGTCGCCACCGGCATCACTAGCACTAAAGAATCCTTCTACTACTGATTCTAATGTTGCTCCGCCTATTGTAAGGGCATCTGTTTCTAGTGTTCCGTCTATATCTGCATCGCCACTAACATCTAATGATGTGGCATCAACTTCACCTGCTACTGTAACTACACCGCTTGATAATGTAATTAAATCTGTATCGCCTGTGTGTCCAATTACTGCACCATCAATTACAACATTATCAACTGTTAAAGCAGTAAGTGTACCTAATGAAGTTATACTTGTTTGTGCTGCTGTATTAACTGTACCAGTTATATTACCTGTTACATTACCTTCTAGATCTGCTACTAATGTTCCTTTTGCGTATCCTGTGCCACTAGTGTTTACAGTAGTTGTAGGTGCTGCCTGAGTATCTTTAAATAGTTTC